TATGATGCGCTAGATAGTGTTAATGCATCAAAAACTGAAGTTATGGAATTTTATGATCAAGAAGGTAGACGTAGAAATAAATCTTTAGATATAGCTGAGACAAAAAATAGTGCTTTAGAATTTAGACAAAACGAAGCTGTAATGTCAGGGCGCACTAATCAAGCACAAGATATAACAGCTCAAATTTTTGCCAAACGTACAGCATCAAAGTCAGCAAAGTATTTTAGAAATTTAAAAATATGGGGTAGCAGACCTGAAAATATTAACAGCATAGGACTTAGTGCTGTACTTGACGATAATGCTCGTACAAAAAATACGATAAACAAAGCACAACGTTATGAATTAGCAAATGATGGCCCAGGGCAAGTTGAAGAAACTAACTTGCCGGAATTTGCTACTAAACAGTTTTACCAATATGGACAAGGAGACCGAGTTTCGAGCATTATTACCGATGTAATTATCGATTGCCAATATGTACATGATTTACAAAAAACCGAAGCAGGTATGATAGATTATTTTAAAATAGAACAAATGGTTTTTATTGAAGATGAAGAAGAAATTAATCCAGATTTAGGACGTCCTAGAATGACTTATGTGTATTGCGTTGTTCCGTATAAAATTGATGAATCAAAAATTCAAGGAGCACAAGAAGCTCCTACAGCAATACCTGAAAGAAAAGCAAGTGCAGATAAAGAATACAACTATATCTATTCAGGAAAAAATGAAGATATTTTAGATTTTAATATTAATTTTAATAATGCATTTACAGAATTAGTATTAGTAGATTTTAACAAAGGCGCAGTTAGTGCAGGCGAAGCTACACTAAGTGCTCAGCGAGATAAAGATCAAAAGTATGAAGGTGCTAATTCGAGAGAAAAAAATGAATTAACGTCGACTGTAGAACTAGGCATAAAACAAGAATCAAATTTTCTTAACGGAGCAAAAAAGTCAACTAATCCTGATGAATTGGCAAAACGTAATAGAGCAGAAGAACACTATTCAAGTCTAATAAATTCTCCTCTTAATATGGTCACAGCTGATTTATCAATTTGGGGAGATCCGTATTACTTGCCAAGTGATGCAGGAAATCAAAGGAAAAAACTAGTTGGAAAGAACTTGTCTGTTGACGGTCGTGCTGATTTTAGATATCAAGATTTAAGCATTGTAATAAATTTTAGAACACCTTTAGATTACCCTCAACTGAACGGAGTGTTTACAATGGGAATGCCCGAACTAGTAAAACCATTTAGTGGACTGTTTAATTGTTGGGGCATTACACATACATTTAACAATGGACAATTTACTCAAAATCTTTCGTTAATGCGTGTACCAAATCAAACAAATACACCAACAGGAACAGGTAGTATTACAGGAACTAATGCTAGATTTGTTGATGGTAGAATAGTAGGTGGTTTATAATGAGTGATACAATTATTATAGCAATTGGCACAGCTGATTTAGATGACACGTCTAACACCGCAGAGAATATAACAGCGATTGTTGAAAATGCTAAAACAAAAGGATATACTAATATAGTTATAGTACCTCCAAACAACGATCCGGAAGTAGGATTTCCAGATTTACATAATTTGGTGAAAAATGCAGCAACTTCTGCAGGTGCAACTGCATACGATATAACTGATTTATATTATGGTAAAAATAATCCTGAATTATTAAAAGTACAAAGTGCCGAGGATATAAGAAATGCATATCCTGGAGCAGTAATTGTTGGTGATTCAAATGCAGCAAGAATAAATTCTTTTAACACATCAAGTACTATAAAAAAAGAAGGAACAACTGACGAAATTTTAGATATTACAAATAGTGAAAATTTAGGAGAGGCTATAGAAGACAATCCTGTAAGTCTTGATGCATTTGTAATCGATTCAATTGACAGGGCGTTGCTAGATCTCATAGCTAAGGGTGAATCAGGCCACTTAGGATATACTGCACATTATTCAAACAGTTCTGATCCGTCGATAGTAACAAAAACGCTACGACAAGTACAAACTTTTCAATTAGATCTTTTAAAAAGTAATGGTAATACTAGTTGTGCTGTGGGTAGATATCAGTTTATTAAAGCTCCCCTTGCTGAAACTATTAGATCACTTAAATTAGATATTGATTTTACTCGATATACTCCTGAAATACAAGATATAATATGTATCAAGAGATTGTATAATTTAAGACAATATAAAAAATGGAAATTAGGAAAATTTACTGATATAGATTTTATGATAAATCTATGTAAAGAATTTGCTAGTATACCTCTTCCTATAGCTGTAAACGGAAAAGCAAAAGGTGAAAGTTATTATTCTGGAGTTTTAGATAATTCAGCACATGGTAAACCAGATGAATTTCTACAAGGCATTAAGGATGCAAAAAAAGGTGGCACAGGAAAAACTACTAGAGTCGATGCTACTATTAACGGAGATAACACGGCTAATCCTACAGTTGGAGCATCTGAAAAAAGAGTTACAGAACATGCAGTAAGTGCAGGTCAAGTAACGTCAGGCGGAAAGCGTGTAAATTCTTATCCTTCTACACCTTCCGATTTACCCGAAGCAAGCGATGTTTACAAATATGAATTAATAGATCCACAAGATGATCGATATGATTTTAGACTAGGTAAGAAAATACGTGATGTATGTCACCTTGGAGAAAAATCCACAAAAGATATGCCTGATTATGCACCACCAGGAGATGAATCTGGTGTAGCAGATGATAGTAATAATCCTGAAGTACAAAGTTCTACTAATCCTACAGTACACGGATATGATGAAATTCCTAAAGTTATTTCTGATGCAGAAAAACTTGTTAATGCAAAACAAGTAAAAGACCAACTAAGTAAAGTAGGAATAACTGATACAGCATCAGTTGCGAATATAGTCGGTATGTGCGAAAACGTTTCGGGCTTAACAACAAATTATGTAAAATCTTATGCGACAACATCTAATAGTGCATTAAGAAATAGATTTGGACCAGTTATATCTAATTTTTCTGATGCACAGCTAACTGATTTAAAATCTTCACCTACTAGATTTTTTGATCAAGTACTAAAAGATGATGGCGGCAGTGCATTTTCACCAGCAGGACTTTTAGGAATATCAGGAAAAAAAGTATTCCAATCTGTGGCATCATCTACAGGATTAGATATTTTAAACAATCCAGCTATCTTAAATCAAGCTATACCTGCAGCACAGAGCGCTGCATCTTTTTTTGTAGGCAAAGTAGGTAAAGTAGATCTAACAAGTGCTAGAAATGTATTTGTACAAGCAACCGGAGTTGATCCTTTCATAGAAACAGACTCAGGTAAACGATATGAATATATGAATCAGTTTAGAGATGTAGAAAATAAATCAAATGTATGGAAAGGCGTGTTTGCAGCAGGGCCAACATATGACGAAATACCTACTATAATAAATCAGACTGATAGCTTAACTGGCATAACTGATAAACCATTACCAGAAACATTTACTTCTGGTACAGGTAATAAGAATAATAGTGCAGCACGACAAGAAAAAGAATTAACAAACACAACCGATAGGCAAGAGTTATTAGATATTGTAAATAGTTCATATAATATAAGAGACGGTAGTGTGTATGATCAAAATAATGTAAGAGTCGGCGAAGCACCAGATGAAACTAAAATTAAAACCCGCGGCGGCGAAGTAGAATATGATCACCCGAGTAAAAGATTTGCTAATGACGGAACAGGTCGAGTTGAGGATGTGGTTGAAAAACTTACAGCACCTAACAGATTTTTTAGAAATCAAGCATCGGCTGTAAGACAACTTGAAAGATATAAACTTGACATTACTCAATTTGCATTTCAAGAAACCGATGGCGGCAGAGTACAAATATCAAGAATTTGATAATTAAGGACAAACTTTAATGAGTTATACAAGAACAACAGTACAAGAAGGACCCATTAGCAATAGTGGCCCGTATGAAGCAATTATTGTAAATCATTTAGATCCGTATATGCAAGGTACATTAGAAGTTGAACTTATTAGACGTACTAGTTCGAGTAATCTTCCTGAAAGAAGTGGACAACTAATGATTGTCAAATATCTGTCTCCGTTTTATGGAGTTACACCAGCATCAGGATTAAAAGAAAATGACGATTTTCAAAGCACACAAAAAAGTTATGGATTTTGGGCAGTACCACCTGATGTAGGATCTCGTGTTTTAGTTATATTTGCAGAAGGCATCTCAGCATACGGATATTGGATAGGATGTATTCAAGATAATAATATGAATATGATGGTTCCAGGCGCAACAGCATCTACCTTGTTACATACTGAAGAAACTCCTGAAGATTTAAAAGACAAAAAATTACCTGTAGGTGAATATAATAAAAAATTAGAAGATGGCGCAGCAGCAGATCCTCAGTTTTTTAAGAAACCTTATAATAAAGATTTTTCTGAAGTACTACAAGTACAAGGTTTAATAGACGACGAAACAAGAGGCACAACTACTAGTAGTGCTAGACGAGAAGCACCGTCGATGGTGTTTGGTATGAGTACACCTGGACCACTTGATAAACGTAAAGATCATCCTAAAGCAAAATACGGTTATGATATAGACGGAATAGATATTCCATATAACAGACTGGGCGGTAGTAGTTTTGTAATGGATGACGGCGATCAGAATTTAATTAGAGCAACCCACGCTGAAGATGGTCCTCCTATATATGTAAACAAACGTATTAGCGAAGAAGGCGGCGACGAAACCATTCCACAAAATGAAATGATTAGATTTAGGACTAGAACAGGGCATCAGATAATGATGCATAACAGTGAAGATTTAATCTATATTGCAAACTCAAGAGGCACTGCATGGATTGAAATGTCGTCGGATGGTAAAATAGATATACATGCCCAAGATAGTATAAGTGTTATGAGTGATACTGATATTAACTTTACAGCAGAACGTGATTTTAATGTAGAAGCTGGCCGTAATATAAACATGAAAGCCTCAGCACGTTGGAGCGATGGAAAACATTTTGAACAAGAAAAGCAAAGTGGCAGAGTACAACTTGAAAGTGCATATAATACAAGTTTGTTAGTAGGCGCAGAGCACACTATAACAGTTGGCGGCAGCAGTCATTTATCTGCAGGCGATAGTATATTTTCAAATGCTGCAAAAAATACACATTTGTCCAGCGGGTCACACATGTACCACGAAGCAATTGACGGTGCATTACATACAAAGGCAGCACAGTCGATATATAGAACTGCCGGATCAAATATCTATGACGATATCACAGGAAATTACCTATTAACAGTTGACGGCACTATTAACAATCGAGCCGGAATAAGTATCTTAACAAATGCAGTTGAAAATATAAACACTACTGCCGGTATAGATATGTTTAACAAAACTGCAACAGGATCAATACACAATACCGCAGAAACAAGTATGTTTAATAAAACCGTAACTGGTGAAATGCATAATATTGCAGAAACTGATATTTTTAATCATAGTAAAACTGCAAATATTAATAGTCTTGCAGAAGTGTCTATTTTTAATCAAGCAAAAACAGCTGATATAAATTCTAAAGCAGAAGGAAGTATTTTCTTAGAAAGCACTAGAAATATAGAATCAACATCAGGTCTTGGTACACATATTACAAGTGGCGCCGAAACACATATTCAAGCAGGTGCTAATTTTGTTTCTACCGGAGCTGAAATTCATTTTAACGGACCAGCTGCATCAACAGCAGCAGCGGCAACAGACGCTACTGAGGGTGTAGATGCATTACTACCGGCTAATGCTGCAAAAGCAATCGAAGCCGGAAGTCCTCAAATGCCAGCAAAAGTAAGCCCATTACCTGAAATAACGTTACCTTATGTACTACCAGGAGTAACACAACCTATACCTTACACTTCCATTGTGCCGAGAGCACCGCAACACGAACCTTGGCCACATCATGAGAATATGAATCCTTTAGGGTTTAAGCGTGATCAGACAGATAGAGAAGCCCCAGGAATGTTAGCATCAGCCGATAGATTTATATCTCCAGATACTTTCTTAAGAAATTCATCAGTAGCTGAAGCAAGTGTACGAGTAACAGGGTCGAGCGGTGATTTGACAGCTACGAGTATACCAAACGAGGAAGGCTTTTCAGGACCAGTCTGGACTAACGATGAAGGTGATAGTATAAGGGTCGGTTCAGAAGGAGTAATGGACGAGACTATGGCTAAAGCTAGGGGATATAAACCGTATGTGCCTCCGAAGATAGAAGGTTATGACGAAACAGAACGTGTTTATTATCAAGATGCTGTAAAAAAGAAAGAAAAAAGCGGAAAATTTCGTTGGCGCCCATTAGAGCCTAAGATGTTACAATTGTTAGACAAGACTGCAATTATTTGCGATGTAAAGGTTATGATTTTTAGTGCAGGACAAATGCCTTATGCAGAATGGCAAAGAACTCCCGGCGCTCGAGCATCTGGCAATAAGAGATATGTTGGAACACAGAAGGTAGCTACAGGATCGATAAGACACGACTACGGCAGCGCTGCTGATATTTTTATATATGACTTTAAAACAGGAAAAACTATTGTTCAAGATAGTCCTAGATTTTTACAATTTGTAGAAGAATTTTTTGCTAACGGTGGTAGAGGTATCGGAGCTAAAGACGGATATATGGCTGATAATGCTATGCATGTTGATATATGCGGCACAGATAGAAGTATTAAACATGGAGAAATTTGGCTTAGCTCTCCGTCAGTAAAATCAGCTTTCCAAAGAGGTAAGAAAAGACGTACCTCGCCGATCCGTAGTGCGTATTATCACATATACAGCAAATAGGTAAATATTATTATGAGTACATTAGAAAAAAATCTTTACAAAAGAGTAAAAGTCTCTACTAATAGAGGATCGCAAGCTGTAACTAGGGGCAGCGCATATAGAGGATTTTCTAGTATTAATGAAAATGTTGAAGGTTATGCATTATACGATTTTGATCTTATTAAACAAGATATTATAAATCATTTTCATATTCGAAAAGGTGAAAAATTAAGCGATCCAAATTTTGGAACAATTATTTGGGATATGCTTTACGAACCATTTACAACCGAAAACAAAGAGGCTATAATTGCTGATGTAGCTGAAATTATAAACTATGATGATAGGGTAACCGCAGATCAGGTATTTGTTGATACAACTGACGATGGTATAGAAGTAAGTGCATTATTAACGTTTTTGCCTTATAATATATCAGAACAAATGTTATTTAAATTTGATAAACAAATGCTTGAATAATTAAATGCAACTATAATTATTCCTGATAAATATCATATAACATGAAGGAATAATCTATGTCATCAACCGATAGACAATCTCGAGTAATTGCTACTGAAGATTGGAAGAAAATTTATCAATCTTTTAGTAACGCTGATTTCCAAAGCTACGACTTTGACAATCTACGCAGAACAATGATTAACTATTTGCGTCAAAATTATCCAGAGGATTTTAATGACTATATTGAAAGTTCAGAATATCTTGCGCTAATTGATTTGATTGCATTTTTAGGACAAAACTTATCCTTCAGAATTGACCTAAATGCTAGAGAAAATTTCTTAGAGACAGCAGAGCGCAGAGAAAGCGTATTAAGACTTGCAAAACTTATTTCGTATAATCCTAAAAGGAATAAAGCTGCATCAGGCTTACTAAAATTTGAAACAGTGTCTACAACAGAAAATCTTATCGATAGCACAGGTAAAAATTTACGTGGATCTACTATTTTATGGAACGATAGAGCAAACCCAAATTACTTTGAGCAATTTGTTAAGATTATCAATGCTGCGCTACCTAACGCAGAAGGAGTAGGATCTCCTACAATAACAGCAAATATCGAAGGTGTTGTAACAGAGCAGTATAGATTTAATGCTCTGAATACTGACATTCCGGTATTTGGATTTAGTAAGCCAGTAGAAGGAGTTAATACACGCTTTGAAATAGTTAGTACAGGGATTGAAAACGAAACTATTGTAGAAGAAGCACCACTACCTGGTAATAATCCTGCATTTGTTTATAGAGACGATAGCCAAGGCGCCGGAAGTTCTAACACAGGGTTCTTTATGCACTTTAAACAAGGACAACTTGAAAATGCATCTTTTAGCACTGGCAATCCGGTACCTAACCAAATTGTAGGAATAGATGACACTAATATTAACAATTCAGATATATGGCTATATTCAGTTGACTCAAATAATTTTGAATCTGCGTTATGGAAAAAATTAGAATCAGTTGAAGGAAACAATATTATCTATAATAGTTTGTTTAAAGATACTAAGGATGTTTATGCAGTTTCAACAAGAGCAGACGATAGAATTAATCTAGTGTTTAGCGATGGTGTATTTGGTAATTTACCAACTGGTAATTTTAGAACATATTATAGAACTAGTGATAACAGAAATATGGTTATTAATCCTAGTAGTCTGCAATCTATTACAATACAAATTCCGTACATTAGCAAAAATAATGCACAAGAAACATTAACAATCGGTCTTAGTTTAAAAAATACGGTATCAAACGGCCGTCCTAGCGAAACTAGTGAAGATATAAAACAAAATGCTCCAGCAAGTTATTACACACAAAACAGATTAGTAACAGCTGAAGATTATAATATTGGACCTTTGGGAATTGATCAAGATATTATAAAAACAAAAACAGTGAATAGAATTTCAAGTGGAATAAGTAGATACTTTGACTTAACAGATCCAACTGGAAAATATTCAACTACAAGTTTGTTTGCATCTGATGGAGTTTTGTATAGACAAGAATATTTAGAAAACTTTAACTTTTCATTTACAACACAGTCGGATATTGAAGGTATCATTTACAGTCAAGTTGAGCGCAGAATTGCAAGTACTAGTGTGCAAAATTACTACAATGAAAACTTTGACAAAGTAAACACTACTGACCTTAATGCAGTATGGAGACAAACTACTTCTAAGACTAACAGATCAACAGGGTATTTTGAACAAATTTTAGACTTAGCAGAAATCTTTACAAGTGCTAACGGAAATCAAGCAGCATCTAGTGTTTATAGTGTAGGTACATACACGACTAATGCACTAAAAAATATTAAAACTGGAGCAATGTGTAAATTTACAGCTCCAGAAGGATATCATTTTATGAAAAATGGTAAACTAATGTTAGGCACAGCAGATCACGAAGGAAGCAGTGATTATGTGTGGACAACTGTAAAATCAATTGATGCAGATGGCACAGTTGTTGATGATGACGGCTTTGGACCTATTGTGTTTAATGATGTAATCCCAAATGGCGCAATTCTAAATCAAATTTTACCAAAATATTCAACTGCTATTGTAGACGATGTAAAAAAACAAATTATTGACAGAGCGTTTGCTTATAAAGATTTTGCATTAAGATTTGATCAGACCTCAAGTGAGTGGAAACTTATTACTAGTGATAATCTAAATACATATGCACCGTTTAGTCTACAACGTCAAGGAGACATTTCTAGATCTAATCAAGATAATAGTTGGGTATTTTATTTCCAAACTGACGGACAAACATTTAATGTAAGTTATAGAAATTTAAGATACGTATTTGAAAGCGATTCAGAGGTAAGATTTTTCTTTGATAGTGCTGATAAAGTATATGACACAAAAACAGGTAAAATTGCACAAGACAAAATTACTATTTTAAACATCAACACAAAACCAAATAGTCTTGGTGCTTTTAATAAAGATTTTGACTGGAGTATTTCTGATGCATACAAAGACTCAGAAGGATACAACGATACTCGTCGTGTACAGTTAGCTTTTTATGACAGCGACGATGACGGAATTTCAGATAATCCTGAACTGTTTAAAGAAATCGTTGACGAAACCGGATTTATATTCCAAAAGAAGTATAGCTCAGTAGACGGTGTACAAGATTATAAGTATTTTGATAATTCGGATGGTATTGTTAAAGTAAGACAAAACGATGCACTTGATCCAATTAACGTAAATGCCGAAGTTGACGGACAGGTATTTTATATAGTAGACTTTGATTTATTTAAAGTCCTTAATAAAGCACAAAATAATATGACAATTACAGACGAGTATAGAGCATTTATTGGCAGAGCTGGATTAAAATTTCATTATGTGCATGTTGCAGATTCTAATTATAGAATTGATCCAGCAAGTAGTAATATTTTAGATACATATGTTCTTACAAAAGATTATGACACACAGGTTAGAAAATATGTAAACGGCGGAATTACATCTTTGCCTTTACCACCTAGTTCTGATGAATTATTTAGAAACTATGGTGCTAGTATAAACCAAATAAAAAGTATAAGCGACGAAGTAGTATTTCACCCAGTAACATATAAAATGTTATTTGGTGAAAAGGCTGATTCAAGATTACAAGTAACATTTAAAGTTGTTAAAAACAAAGGCGTTGCAGTTAATAATAATCAATTAAAGTCTACAATCGTACAACTAATAAATCAATTCTTTGCAATTGAAAATTGGGACTTTGGTGATACATTTTACTTCCAAGAATTAAGTTCTTATATTATGAATAATTTATCACCTGATTTATCTAGTATAGTTGTTGTACCTAAACAAGCTAATCAAGTATTTGGTAGTTTGTTTGAAATAAAATCAGAATCAAATGAAATATTTTTAAATGCAGCAACAGTAAATGATATTGAAATAATTGATGAGCATACAGCAACTAATTTACAAGCATCAGGACTAGTTGTTACAAGTATATCAAGTACAATGCAAGGTGTACAAACTAGAAGTACAAATGCACCAACTACTTTACCAAGTAGTAGCGCAACAACTACAGTTGTACAAAACACTGGTGCAGCAATAGTCACAGGTGCAAATGATGCAACTTCAGTAACATATAATCCAATAGGAAATAATGTTGCAAATAATAATGACGAAGGAAGTAACTACTAATGGCAAATACACAGGGCGAATTCGGGTTACCAACTCCTGATGACGATAAAAGACAGAGTGCAAGATTCCTTCCTAGATTTTTTAGATCAGAAGCAAATTTAAAGTTTTTACAAGCAACAATTGACCAACTAATACAGCCAGGTGTAGCAGAAAAATTAAGCGGATATGTAGGCAGAAAAACAGCCAAAGGTTTTAGAAGCACAGATACATATATTCCAGAAATAAGTATACAGCGCCAGTCTTATCAATTAGAACCAGGTGTTGTTATTAAAGATAATGTCGACAATGTTAAGTTCTTTAAAGACTACAATGATTTTATCAACCAACTTAAATTTTTTAATGTAGACACAAGTGACCATAGTGTAATTAATGAACAAGAATCATATCCTTGGAACCCAAATATTGATTGGGATAAATTCGTTAATTTTAGAGAGTACTATTGGCTACCGAACGGTCCGTTGAGTGTTCCTGTTGAAGGACAAAGTGAAGAAGTAACTAGTACATATACAATCACAGCCGAAGACCAAGGCGGAAATTATGCATATGTATTCAGTAATAGACTAGCACGTAATCCAAGTGTAAAATTATTTAGAGGACAAAAGTATAGATTTGAAATAGATTGTCCACATCACCCAATTGCTATTGCAATTACAAGATCGTTTACTCCGGGTAATGCAGTAATTGTTGCAACACAAGAAGGCATACGTAATGATGGCCTATTTGATGCTGAACTTTTTGGCGCAGAATTTGATGCAGGCGATTTTATTATACTTCCTGAAGAAGGCGGCGTAACATTTGAAGATTCAGATAACGTAAGCACACTTTATCCTGATGGAATAAAGAAGCTAGGTGATGCAGGCGAGGAAATAGCCAACATCTATATGACAAAAGGTGCAATTGAATTTACTGTTCCGTATAATGCACCAACTAAATTATATTACATAAATTCTAATGACATCGACATGAGCGGAGAATTTAGAATTTATGATATTGAAGAAAATACATATCTAAATGTACGTGATGAAATTGTAGGTGCAAAAACTTATTCAAGTGCTAACGGTGTTAAGTTTACTAACGGATTAAAAGTATTTTTTAGAGGACAAACTACTCCTGAATATTTTGCTGAAGGCAATTATTATGTTGATGGTGTTGGCACAAGCATACAACTAATCGCAGAAGACGATTTAATACTACCACAGGCATATACTGCAACAGAAATAATTGAATACGATACTGATAAATTTGACAGATTACCATATTCAACTGCAACAGGTTATCCAGCATTAAAAGATTATGTAACAATTAATCGAGCAAGTGCTGACGGCAATGCTTGGGCACGTTCTAATAGATGGTTCCATAAATCGGTAATTGAACAAAGTGCAATTTTTAATAATTTTACTAATGACGTAGATGAAACTACAAAAGCTTCTAGACCAATTATTGAATTTGAGCCTGGCTTACATTTATATCACTATGGCACAGAGTTTAAGAAAGACATTGATTTAATTGATACATTTACAACAGATGTATTTTCAACTATTGAAGGCAGCAAAGGCTATAATATCGACGGAGTAGATCTAGTCGAAGGCATGCGTGTTTTATTTACTGCTGATACTGATATTAGAGTAACAGGAAAAATTTACGAAGTTAAGTTTGTGAGAATAGTTAATGATAATTTAATTAGTTTAATAGAAACAAACGACACTTTGCCATTAGAAAATGAAAATGTACTTGTTAAGCAAGGTACAAAAAATAAGGGCAAGGTATACTTCTATAGAGACGGTTGGAAAGAAGCACAAGAAAAAACAAAAATAAATCAACCACCAATGTTTGCTTTATATTCACCTTCAGGTGATGCATTTAGTGATATGGAAATTTATAACAGTTCTACTTTTACTGGAACAAAATTATTTTCTTATAAACAGGGTACTGGAACTGTTGATAGTGAACTAGGATTTCCGTTATCTTATAGAAACATCGACAATACTGGTGATATACTTTTTGACTTTAATTTAGAATCTGATTCATTTACTTACCAGTTAGACGAAACAACAAACAGTATATTTACAAAAACAGGATTTCTTAAAAAATATATATCTAGAGAAAAATTTAAATATGCAAACGGTTGGAGTAGTATACCATATGTATCTAAGCAACCAGTAGTTAGAGAATATCAAGCATCAATTAATCAACAAACTAGTTTTGAAATTGACGTTTATGATAATGCTACAAATATTACTGACTTAAATGTCAAAGTGTTTGTTAATAATATTATACAGAATAAAAATTTATATACACTTATAAAAAATAATAATAGACTGATAGTTGAATTTTCTAATAATGTAGAAGTGGGCGATTTAGTTGTTATAAAAACACAATCGTCAACTGCTAAAAACGAAAATGGATATTACGAGTTTCCGATTAATTTAGAAAAAAATCCGTTAAATGCTGACGTATCTACATTTACTTTAGGCGAAGTTAATGACCACGTAAAAACTATGATAGACGATCTTAATGATTTTGACGGCGTTTATCCGGGATATAGTAACTTAAAAGATTTAGGCGATTTAGATCGCTTTGGCAAACGTTTTGTAAAACATTCAGGTCCGCTTAATTTACCAATGTATCTTACATTAGATAAAAAATACAATATTATTAAATCTATAGAATATTCTATGAGAGAATATAATAAGTTTAAACGAAACTTTTTACAAACTTCAGAAACATTAGGATTTGATGGTGAAGTAAAACAGCATGTTGATGTAATTATCAAAGAGCTGAACAAAGATAAAACTAAAACACAGCCTTTCTATTTCTCAGATATGATCGGATACAAAGGACATATAAGAAATGAATATGTTATATTTGATGACGCAAATACTTATTATCCGTTAAGCACAAACTTTAATTTAAAAACGCTTAATACTAACTCGGTGTTAGTTTATTTTAACGGCGAACAATTAATTCATAATAAGGATTATATCTTTACAGATGAAAGTTTTTTACAACTTTTAATTGCACAACAAATTAATGATGTAGTAGAAGTTTACGAATATAATAATACAGATGGTTCGTATGTACCACCTACACCAACAAAACTAGGCTTATACCCTAGTTATGAACCACAGATTGTTCGTGATGATGAATGGTTATCAAATCAAAATCAAATAAACATAGCAGATGCTTACCAGCTTTATGGTCAAAACACTTCTAGTAAAAAAGTAGGATGGTTCTATCCTTTATATGTTGATCGTTCTGCGGCAAAACTTGCTGACAGTAATGGCGAAGTAACGCAAGTCGAAATAAACGGTAGTAGCCGCATTTATTTTGCACCAAAATCGTCTTATGTATGTTCTAAAAGTGCAAGTTTGTCTATACCGGTATATCCAATTGGTAAGGCAATAATTATTGGACACGACGGCAGCAGAATTTCAGCATATGAAGATTACAGAGACAATCTACTTTTAGAATTAGAAAAAAGAATTTTTAATAATATTAAATCAAATTATAATGCAAATATTTTTAATAAAGATGATTTTGTAAGCGGTAAATTTAGAAAAGGAATTACTAAGTCTAAATTAGATCGAATTTTACTCAAAGACTTTATCACATGGAATACTAATATTGGCGTAGATTATACTTCTAATAAATTTTATTTTAGTCAAGACCAATTTACATTTAATTATAGTAAGTCAACTAGTTCTATCGATGGTGCATTTTTGCCAGGATATTGGAGAGGCGTATTTTTAGAATTATATGATACTGATCGTCCTCATACACATCCTTGGGAAATGCTTGGATTAACAATTAAGCCAAAGTGGTGGGAAGACACATATGGTAAAGCTCCATATACAAGTAATAATAATATACTTTGGAAAGATTTAGAAGAAGGCAGAATCAAAGATCCTAATTTATTAATACAAGTTAATGAAAAATATGCACGTCCGGGATTAACAAGTATTATTCCTGTAGATTCTCAAGGACACTTATTATCTCCTATCAGTTGTGGATATGCAAAAAACACAGTTCTTAGAGATACTAACAGCGCATTTAAATTTGGTGATAATGCACCAGTAGAAGCAGCATGGAGAAATAGTAGTGAATATCCGTTTAGTTTAGTAAAAGCTATGCTACTAAATCAACCTGCTAAATTCTTAGCATTAGGATTTGATGTATCGAGAACAACAAAAAATCTTGCAAATCAAATAGTTTATTCTAACACGGGCAGACATGTTGAACTAGAAAATTTAATATTTCCTAATACATACGAAGACACGACTAAAGTATTAACTAGCGGAGTTGTAAACTTTATACATGCTCTAATAGGAAGTAATGTATTAAAAACTTATGACGAATTTCAAACTGATATACGATCAATAGAAAATAAAGTTGCATTTAGATTAGCAGGATATACAGACAAGACAAAATTAAACATTGTGTTAGATAGTAAAAATCCAGCTGCGCAAAATACTGCTAATATTTTTGTACCAGATGAAAATATTACTGTGTATACAAATACAAGTTCGCCTGTTGACAGTATTGTATACAGCGGAGTAAAAATTGAAAAGTCAGCAACTGGTTATATAGTAAGTGGTTACAATGATGACGAGCCATCCTTTAAATATTATGCACCTGTAACAACAAATAGAGATGCAAATATCGTTATTGGTGGTACACTCGAAACTTCAGTAGATTGGTCACCTGCACAATTTTATGTAAAAGGACAAATCATTGTAAATGATTCTAACTTATATCGTGCTACAAGTGATTTTACTAGTGGAAATACATTTACAAACGATAATATTACAAAGATTCCTGAAATTCCAACAGTAGGCGGAACTAGGGGAACAATTAAAAAAGAATTTAACTATAATACTGTTTTAGAAGTAAACTATGGTACTGTTTTAAAAACGTTACAAGACGTTGTAGATCTATTAATAGGATATGGACGATATTTAGAAGTTAACGGATTCGAATTTAACTATGTTGACGAACAAAGCGAAACAATTACTAACTGGACAAATGCAGCAAAGGAATTTTTAGCTTGGTCTGCACAAGGATGGGCAAACGGTACATCAATTGCATTAAGCCCAGCGGCATTTCAAGTTGAATTTAAAAGAGACTTTACAGTTGTTGATGATATATATGATAACTTTTATAGATATAGTTTACTTGACGAAAATGCACAGCCGTTGAACAGAAAGTTTAGTAGTATTCTACGTGACAATAACAGTTTTAGTTTAACAGTTAAAAATTCTGATAATGGAATTTATAATGTAAAATTACCACTTGTACAAAAAGAACATGTTGTGATTATTGATAACGAAACAGTGTTTAACGATTTAATTTATCAGCCTAGTACTGGTTATAGACAAGAACGTTTAAAGTTGATTGGATATAGAAGTGACAACTGGAATGGTAGTTTAAATATTCCAGGATTTGTTTATGATGATGCAGAACTAACTGAATGGGAACCATGGCAGGATTACCAAATTGGTAGTCTTGTAAAGAACAAAGAATTCTATTATGTTGCCAAATATAATGCTCCTGGTACAAAGGATTTTGATTATTCTTACTGGACACGACTAAACGATAAACCAGAGTCTAAATTAATTACAAACTTTGATTATAGAATTAATCAATTTGCAGATTATTACGATATTGACAGCGACGGTTTTGACGAACAACAAAATAAATTAGCACAGCATTTGATTGGATATCAAAAGCGCGACTATCTTGCTAATATTATTAACGATGATGTATCTCAGTATAAATTTTATCAAGGTATGTTACAAGATAAAGGTACGATGAATTCTATTGATAATTTCTTTAATAGTTTAAGAGGAGAATCTAATAGCGTTGAAGTATTTGAAGAATGGGCAGTGCAAGTTGGCAAGTATGGCGCATATCAAAATGTTGAACAAATCGAAATACCATTAGATGAAGCTAAATTTAGAGAATCACCACAGGCGATTGAAATTTTAGATTATATGCCTAACGATGTATTTGACACAGTATACAGAGTCCGCACACACGAACTATTAGATAAACCGATTGATACTACTGAAGAATTATTTCCAACAAAGGTATTAGAAGAATTTACTGAAAGCCGTGGATATGTACACGAAGATGATGTAGAATACAAAACACAATCAATTAGCGATCTTAAAGTAATTGATAATAACCAACTTACAGCAGGCGAGTATATTTGGATTACGGATAAAACACCTAACGATTGGACAGTATTTCAAATTGTAGATAGTCAATTTGTTGTAAGAGAAATGTTTGTTAATACTGAGTTAGACGAATTCGACAGAACAACAGCAACACTTACAGTTAGACAAAATTCGCTATATTCAATTGTAGCTGGAGATTTAGTTGCAATTACTGGTGCACAACTTTATTCTGTATACGGTTACTTTGAAGTAATAACAATTGACTATGAAACTATTGTTATTGCTATACCAGAAACAAATGAATTTTTAGATTTTACAGATGAAGAATATAGTTTAAGTGTACTAAGAACTGTAAGAGTAGAAGACTTTGATCAGTATAATAACATTGCACAAAATAGTATTTTTGACAATCAAAGAGTTTGGATCGATAACTATGAAAATAACTCATGGGCAGTATTAGACAATAAGCCAGTTTATAATTCAGTTACACAAGAATACAATCCAAATGACTTACAAGATTCTTCTAACTTAGCAGACATTGATCAAGAATTTACAAAGTCAATATCAGTTACTGCTGATAACAAAGAAGTATATGTGTCATCGCCTAGCAGCGCCAGCGGCGAAGTATTCTACTACAGACGTAATCAAGATAATGATGATTTAGGACTAGCACAAACACTAGGTAATTCTAATGATTTTTATGACGGCACTGAATCAAATTATGGCGAAAGTATTTCTGCATCACACGACGGAAAGTATCTAGCAGTTGGCGTACCAAATGCAAGTGCAGTAAAAACTTTTTATAAAGGTGAATTTGCAGAAACAAAAAATTACACCAAGTGGGATATTGTAAAACACAAAGAAACATTATGGCAAGCAAACACAAGTATTAATAGTAAAAAAGATACAACTACATTTAGTACATTTGATAATTACACACAGATTATTGATAGAACTACAGATACAAATATAAGCTTGCTAAGTACTGGTAATCCAGGATTAGAAAATACCGATGTAGATCACTTTATACTAAGAGCACCTACAGACATGTTCCAAGGTAGTTCAGTTGGTGACGTAATAAGTCTTAAATGGAATGAAAAGACACAACTTAACAACAATATAGTATATTCTCCGTGGAACAATTCTGTAAGCGGACTTGACAAGGCAGTAATTGAAAATAATCATACAATTGCATCTAAAATAGAAGCAATTATTACTATTACTAATATTGCCAAAACGCCGTCAGTTGGCGATTTTGTAAGATTATTTACAACTAATCTTGGAGCAAGTACAGCAACAGTTGATTATGTAGCAATTGATGCAAGTAATGCAGTTGTATATCTAAAAGATATCAAAGGTGTACTTAATGCCTCTGGTTCTGCTTATGTAGAAAATCAAACAACAAATGAAATAGTATTATTAGGTGATTATACTAAAGTAGATTATGGGTTTGAAGAAGAATTTAACGGATTTTGGAAAATAGATGTAGCACAATATAATAATGGTGAAACTTTCTTTGAAGAAGGTAAAGGTTTAGTATATGCTGATTTATTCAAGCAAGAAAATTATAGCGAAGAAACAAAAAACAGGAATACATATTATAATATAAGCAACACTGAATTGTTAATCGGTGACTTTTTACAAGAAAATCGTAGAGCAAGTATGATTGAACAAATTAGTTCTCCTGATAATTTAAGTAATAAATTTTTAGTAAGAGTCGGACAAGAATTTACTACAGAAATAGGCGATAGTTTTAATTTCTATATGAATAAAAATGATGATTCGTCAGACGAAATTTCTACAGTTGGATTTACATTTGAAGATTTAAATAAAGAACAAACAATTGTTGATATATGGGACGGATATATTGACTTTGAAAATGATGTAAACGTTGCTCAAATCGGTGAGCAGGAGTTTGAAGTTGGTGATATTATTATTGATCAACAATTTGCTCTTGATACAAACTTATTAGTAAGTGAAACTCCGTTAGCACCATTTAATAAAGCTGAAGTAGTGCATGTAAAAACTTTTGGTAGCACACAGGGTAACCGCAGACGAGTCTACATAAAGATTACACAGGGCGATTGGCAACTTAAACAAAACGTACAGTTAGTAAGATTAATCAGAGAGCGTGGCAATGCAGATATTGGTAGAATCCGTACAGTAAATAATCAAATTGATTATTCAAATAGTGTTATAGTTCCAACAGGCAATAATATCGGAAAGTTTTTAGTACTTGAAGCTGAGAATGCATTTGCATTTAGCCAATCAGCAACACTTATTGATAAAGAATATTATTTTTATACAGAACTATTTGGCATTGCTGGTGCACCAACTCAAGCAGACACGCCTAGTTCTTTAAATAGAAATTGGAAACAAGTTTACAACATTAGCACACCAGAAGGTGATGCAGTAAAATCAAGTGCAACACTTGACAATGGTGTAGAAGATCAAGGATTGGTAATAATATATTATAAATCTGCTCCAGATCAGTATGTAAGAGTTGCTCAGATTGTTAGTGAGCAATCCTTTGGCATGCCTAATGCACAATTTGGTAAAACAGTAAAAATTATTTCCACAGATACTGGTTACAAACTATATGCAGCAAGTAATTATAGCATCGAATATTTTGAAAACAGTCCGTTAAGCGAAAATAGATTTAGAGGAAACTGGAATAGAACATTGTCGTATTCCGTAGGAGACATTGTATTCCATTACGGAAAGTACTATGAAATACAACAAACACTAACACCTGCAGATCAAACAGACGGATCAATTAACAACTTAAATGCCTTCAAGCCTACAAGTTGGAGAAGAATAATTGACACTAATTATAAAGGAAGTTGGCAAACTGTACACGACTATAGAATTGGTGATATTGTAGAACATAATGATTTGTATTATGTGGCACAATCTAACTTTGCACCAAACGGTCAAGCACCATCAGCTACAAATGCATTATGGGTTGTCACATCTGACGTTGTATATCAAAATTATTTAAAACCTGTTGCAAATACAGGATACGATGTTCGTATTAATAATTTTGTGTTAAACAATACTGCAACTGCTCTTGCTGTAAAAGTATCTAATATTGCTCCAGATAGTACAGTGACAAACGAAATTCGTATATATGGTAGTACAACTTCAGGAAAGTATATCAAGTCTCAAACAATTAGACCTCCTGCTAGCGGAACTGAGTTTGGAATGTCATATGACTTCAGTACAGACGGTAGTTTTCTAGCAATTTCTGAACCGCATAATAGCGACAACGGAACAAATGTAGGAAAAGTCTACCTATACACTAATACAAACGGAACGTATGAACTAACACAAACATTAGAACCGCCAAAAAATTCAGTATCATTAAACTTTGGCTACTCGCTGTCATTTAGTGATAACGTATTATCTATTGCAAGTTTTGCAGGCATAGTTCTTACAACAACTATCTTTGATGCAGACGAAACGTTATTTGATCTAGACCAAACTGAATTCCAAAAGGTTAATTATGATCCTGGTGTAATTTATGTTTACGAACAAGTAAAAAATAAATTTATATTTGCTGAAAGCATTCCGTATGATAATGTTACTAAAGAACTTAGGGAGCAAGTTCTTATTAATGCAAATCATATATATGTAGGCGTTCCGGCAAAAGAAAACAATGTATATGTTGGTGGCTTATATGACTACAGAAAGAAAGTTAATTCTAGTGGTTGGAATGTAAGCAGAGAATTAATACAACCAGTTGACCTTGATAAAATACAAGGTGCATTTTTATATAATAAAAGAACAAATTCTATTATTACTTACTTAGATTATATTGATCCTATTCAAGGAAAAATTGCAGGACCTGCAGATAAGAATATTAATTTCAAAGTACCATTTGATCCAGCATATTATAATGTTGGCGATACTGCTGATACATTTTATTGGGAAGAAAATCATGTAGGTATGGTATGGTGGAATACCGGTACGTCTACATTTACGTATCCATACCAAGGTGATATCAATTACCAACGAGACAACTGGAATGAATTGCAGCCAGGTGCCACTGTTGATGTATGTGAATGGGTAGAAACTGATTACCTTCCAAGTGAATGGGATGAATTATCAGAAACAACTGATGGAATAGCGCAAAGTATTACAGGACAAACACTATATGGCGATTCTCAGTATAGTAAGAAGTTTGTGTTTAACGAACAAAGCCAAACGTTCTCTGAAAAGTATTACTATTGGGTAAAGAATGCAAAAATTATTCCTGCAAAAACAAATAGAACTCTTACAACGCTAGACATTGCTAGATTAATCGCTGTGCCAAGGCAGCAAGGCTACAGATATCTAAGTATGTTATCAAGTAATAGAATTGTTTTAAATAACTGCAACGGGCTTGTATATGATACTGACGTTGTACTAGCAATAAGATATAGTAATACTAATATTGATAAACAAAATAGTCATAGTGCATATAAATTAATTACAGACGGATTAGATACTAGCGGACCATCTGCTGATATTGAATTAAAATGGTTTGATAGTTTAATTGGGTTTGACATAAACAATAGAGCTATTCCTGATGTTAATTTAACAGAGAAACAAAAATACGGTGTACAGTCTACACCTAGACAAGGTATGTTTAAAAACAGACGAGAAGCTCTTAAAGAATTTATTGAAAGAGTTAATGTAGTTTTAAGCAACGAATTAGTTATCGAAAAGTTTAATATAAGCGCAATAGATCAAAAAGATCCGTTACCGACATTTGAATCAGGAGTATATGACGTTAAAATTGATTCGTTAGATCAACTATCGCTAGTAGGAACAAAAGTAAAACAAGCAAAACTAGAACCTATTATTATAAACGGAAAAATTACTAAAGTTAAAATTATAGATCCGGGTAGAGGTTATAAAACTGCACCTTCTTATAAAATAAATGGCTTTGGTGAAGATGCTAGATTTGATATCGGATTAAATAATCTAGGCCAAATTACAACAGTTCAAGTAATTTACGGCGGCAAGAATTATGCCAATACAACACAAATTGATGTTAGAAGACACAGTGTGCTTGTAGAATCTGACTCAGAAGTTGATAATAAATGGAGCATTTATGCTTACGACAATGAACAATTAAAATGGAATAGAATCAAAGTACAAAGTTATGATATAACAAAATACTGGTCTTATATTGACTGGTACGATACAGAATACAGTGTATTAACTAATCCTGATTATACAATTAATAGTACATACGAATTATCATTTATTGACGATCAACTAGGGGATATTATAAAAGTTAACTCAGTCGGCACAGGTGGTTGGTCATTGCTTGAAAAAGTAAACACTAATACCGAAAACGATTATAAAACTGTTGGTAGAGAAAACGGCACAATACAATTTAAAGATAATCTGTATAGAAACGAAACTTCAAACTCTGGATTTGATAATAAGAGTTTTGATTCGTTCTTGTTTGATATCGATCCTAGATTTGAATTAAGAGTAATATTAGAAACTATCCGCGATGCATTACTAATTAAAGATTTGCGTATTGAATATAATCAACTATTCATTGCAACATTAAGATATATTCTTACTGAGCAAAATCCAGATTGGTTCTTCAAAACTAGCTTTATTAAGGTCAAGCATCTAGCAGGAAATTTAGATCAAGATCTAACCTACAATATAGATAATTTAGAAAACTATAAAAGATATATCGAGGAAGTAAAACCTTACAAAACTAATATAAGAGAGTTTGTGAGTAATTTCCAAAAAATTGAAACCGCTAGTACGTCAGTATCAGACTTTGATTTACCAGTATATTACAATGTAGATACTGGTAAAGTTACACCAATAAGTGTACAACTAAAAAATGGAGTAGCAGTTGTTGATAACGATTTAGTAAACGAATATCCTAGAAAAAATTGGCTAGATAATATCGGAGCAAGTATTACTGAAATTACTATTAGTAATCCAGGGACTGAATATACTATTGCGCCAAAAGTTGAAATTATCGGTAACGGCACAGGCGCAACAGCACAAGCATATGTAGGCTACGGAACAATAACTAATATTGTAATCACAAATAAAGGCAAAGGATATACCCAAACACCAACAGTGAAAATTACTCCACCACCTAATAGTGCAGGTACGCCTGCAACAGCTATTGCTGTCCTAGGAGATATGTTGGCAAGAACTGCAAATACTACAATTAAGTTTGACAGAAATAGTGTTACACCATTGTTAAGTGCAGAAGATATGAGAAAAATTGAAACATTTACAGGCACAGGAAGTAAAACTACTTTTGACTTAATTTTTCCAGCTAACTTAGATCAAAATACAATTAGTATTTTAGTTAACAATCAAGAAGTACTAGCAAGTCAGTTTAATGTATATAATATTAAAGATACAACACGAAGTTATACTAGATATGTAGGTCAAATTGTGTTTGATGTAGCACCAGCAAATAATGCGTTAATTGAAATTAACTATACTAAAAATATTAATATGTTAAATGCAGTTGATAGAATAAAAGTTGCATATACACCAGATGCAAATGCATTTGGTAATGATATTGCACAACTTATGGACGGTGTTGATTACGGCGGAGTTGAAGTTAAGAGCTTTGAATTTGATACAAACTTTGGTTGGGATACCAAGGGATGGTTTAACGATATTTGGGACGAAATTGAAAATACACAAGAAGATGAAATTGTCTATATGGATGATTCTAGTGCAATTGTTTTAAATAAACCATTAGAAGATAATGTTGCTTATAATGTTTACAGAGTAGGTTATGACGTAAACGGTAATGTTGTAACAAATAGAAGACTAGATGATCCAAACTTCGACACGCCACAG